TCTGCCTTGGATGGCAAAGCTTTGCTCAATTGGAACTTATCAAATTGGTCACCCAACCTCTTTTTAAGCTCATCAAAAATAGCATTCATTTCGGCAGTGGTCACACGCTGTGCCCTACTACCAAATAGTTTGCCACCCTCTTTGAGCTTTGAGGCTGACTCTTTCAGAATGTCTGTCAACTTAATCATGGTTTGTTGTACGTTTTTTCAAACTCCGCTTTTGCAATACGATAATATCCCGTGTTTGCTGGATCTTTCACCAAATAATCCCCAGGCTTAATTATCATATCTTCACCCCATGGTGCCTTAAACAACACGGGTTCTCCACTATACACCGCAACTTGTCGAGGCGACTGTTCTGGATGAATGTCGCCACCAACATTACCAACATATAGTTTTGGCAATTTAGCCGCTTTGATTGTATACTTTTCTTGGTGTACACCACTAAAAATGATGTCACCTTTTTCAGCAACAGATTGCGTTTCTTTACCATCACTGGTAACAGTAACAACTGGCTGTTGCTTGTCAGATACAGTATATGACAGTGGAGGCATATTGTCAATATCTCCTCCGTCAATAAACTTGTAAACAAGCTTTTGCTTGGTCACTGGCTTGAAAACCAATGATTGGGCAATCTTGTCGATGTCTGCGTTGACGACTTCTTTTAGTAGGTCTTTGATTTTGATATTCATTTTTTTGGTGTAGAATTAGCAATGCTTTTAGCAATGTGCATAGCTTGATCTTTTGTAATGTTTGGATTCTCGTACCACTTTTCAGTCACGGCACTAAGAATTTTGCTAAATACTGGACCTGGCTTCAATCCCATAGCAATCAAATCGCCACCAGTAATTGGCAGCTTTGGCTCGCTAGGAGTAGTTGATTCCAAGCCTTTCAAACGGCTACGCACATTCGCAATCTGATTGGGCATACTGCTTGCTTCACTGTGAGCAGTGTTGTCTGCATGAATAACATTCAACACATCTTCCAGCTTGTCACCCAATGCAATCTTGAACTTACGCAAAGTCTTGTCGCTGAGTTTCACAGCGTCATCACCACCATGCTTTAGTTTCATGTGGTTTTGAACACCAGCCACAACAGCATCAATCAGTTCGTTTGGATACTTCAAACGACGCATAATGTCTCTGGTCATGTCAGCACCAGCATCTTCGTGTCCATAGAAATGCACTCCAGTAGGAGTCACACTACGAGTCACAGTCTTGCCAATGTCGTGAAACAATGCCATCAAACGCTGCAACAATACTGGATTGGTACCCTTCAACACATCCAAGGTGTGACCAAACACATCTCGCTTGTGATGAACGTTCTGCGTCATCTTGTATGCCGCACTAAACTCTGGAATGATGAAGTTCAACAATCCAGTAATACGCAACAACTTGATTGCACGATCTGGACTGCCAGTAACCAGCATTTTGTCCATTTCGTCACGAATACGCTCGGCACTAATGTTTTTCAACTGTGGTGCGTTGCGCTTCAAAGCACGAATCATAAACATAGGCAGTTCCCAACCATACTTCATGGTAAAGCGAACAGCACGTAGCATACGCAATGGATCTTCTGTGAAAATCACATCGGGATTCAATGGCGTTTGCACAATACCCCTACGAATGTCTTCTTTGCCCTTGCCAGTCAAGTCAAGAATTTCACCAGTGGTCAAATCCTTGAGCAAACTGTTGACCGTGAAATCACGACGATGTACATCATCTTCAAGATCACCAGCACTGACTTCTGGCTTGCGACTACCAGCAGTGTACTTTTCCTTGCGGGTAGCCACAGCTTCAATGTCAACATCACTTAGGTCAAAGCCGTTGTGCTGAATACCCTTGAGAGTAAACTTGGCAGTACCATAGGTAGGAAACAACACGGGGTTGCCATCGCTGGCGTTGCCCATGGTTTGAGTTGCCCACTTTGCAAAGTCCATACCAGCGTTGAGTCCGCCAGTCACAACCACGTCAAGGTCTTTTGGATCTTTGCCAAGCTGCATATCTCGCACAGCACCACCAGCAAGATACACTCGTCCCTTGAAAGGACCACTCTGGACCAGTTGTTGCAGGTAATCCAGTGCAGCATTTTCCTTGGCACCTTCCCTCAATAAATTGCTAAATTTGATCATACTCTATATCGGTCCACTATTTTCCAGATTTTATCTTCATCTTCTGGGTCCAAATCATTACCATACGTGTTGATATGATAAGGATCGCTTGGAACCCAACGCCACTTTTGTTGCCGTGGACCAGGCCAAATTTGATTATGAGAATCTACAGAATCGTTTTGTTTTACAGCCTTGAAATGCACTGCACCGTAATTATCAATATACCCCACGATCCACTTCAAGTCAAGACTTTCTATAATCTTGCTAAACTTGATCATAGGTTAACAAAATACTTACCGTTTGGTCCATTATATTTGAATCGTGTAATTGGCACTGCAATATTCAATCCTTCACGAATATGCGGAAATGTACCCTTCTTTACATACGCCAAAGTCATGTGGGGTTTGTAGTCTGGATACTTGTCACTGTTTGGATACGCATCACAACGTTTGCGCAATTCTGCCAAGATTGGGTGATGATCAACTTCAAACTTAACCACATCAAATTTATCATTCTCAAACAAATTGAGTGCTTTTAATTTTACCATAAATGGTGCCACACCCTTCAAAATACGGGCAACATCAAGTTTATCAATATCTGGTTCAAAACCATATTTCACTGTGACGTGTGGTTCATTTTCGTAGCCAAAAGTAGGATCTTCTGGATCGGTGTACAAATTTTGCGGCGGAACAATACGTTGTCCAGTGGCACTGATACGTGGTCCGTAAGTGGGATCGACGTAAGCCATCAAACATCCTTTTTCAACATGTCTATTTTCGTTTAGTAGCATACACATAAATATGGTTTGAGTATAAAAAGGAGATATTTATATACATGAAGAAGTTTTTATCAATATTGTTGATTGGGTTGTTGTTGAACGGTTGCGGTACAATCATTCCAGATAACAAAAATGACAACCAAAAAAAGATGGCAACCAAAACTGAGGCAGTTGAAAAAGCCAAAGAAAATATTGCCAAAAATACCGAAGAAAAACTAACACAAGTATCAGGTTTAAGTTTTGGTGTAGGGTACAGCCTAGACCGTGTTCCATTGACCAACAAAGTCAATGAAATTGAAACTGCCAAACAGTTGAACAACAGAATCATCAGCATTGCTGGATCACCAGACGTTGATGAAATGAACAGAATCAAGTTAACTGTAGACCTTTTGAACAGCGAAGTCAAGAAAGAACGAGAAAAAGGTGCCAAGCTTTTGACCGCAAAAGATGCGGAGATTGCCACTATTCAAAAAGAAAAAGAAGATCTAAAGGCTGCGTTGCAAAAACGTATTGATGATCTAACAAAAGTCGCAAAAAAGCAAGCTGAAGAAAACGACAACAACAAAGTAGTTGTTGATAACGTCAATAAATGGTTTGGTCTGGGCGCAGTATTTTATGGTTTGAAGCGTTTTGTAACAACCTGCATCGTAGGTATATTGATATTCAGCGTAGCCTTTTTGGTACTACGACTACTTGCAGCAAGCAATCCTATTGCTGCTGGTGCATTTGCAGTATTTAACATCATTGGTGCATCCATAATCCAAATTGTTCGTGGTTTGGCACCTAAATCACTCAGTTTCAGTGGTTTTTCACCATCTGTTGAAGTGCAAAAATACAAAGATACATTGGCAAAGCTTGTTGACAATATTGAAGAAATTCAAGTATTGGCAAAAGAAGGCAAACCAGTGTTGCTTGATGAGGTACTGTCTCATTTTGACCGAGAACTTGACCAATCCGATAAAGACGTAATCAAAGAACTCAAGACAATGCTGCGTTGGAAAAAATAAAGGTTGACCAACATCAATCTAATGTTATCATAGCTGCATGGCTGAAACCAGTTATTGTGATACATCTTTGGTCTATATCGAACCTATCTCCAAACAGATAGCTCGACAAATGATCGAAAAGAACCATTACACCCACAAGTGGACAAGTTGCACTGTGGCGTATGGCGTGTATTACAAAGAACTCGTTGAAAGCACTTTCTTTGGTGGATACAATACCAAACTAATTGGTGTTATTGTATATGGTAATGCTGTGGGACGCAGTGCCAGCAAAAGCATAAGTCCGTTGCTGGAAAACAAAAACGTGTTTGAATTGACCCGAGTTTGGGTTGCTGACGGATACGGAAAAAACATTGAAAGCTATTGCTTGGCAGAAAGCTTTCGTCGTCTAAACACAGACTATCCCGAGGTCAAATGCATTCTGACCTATGCAGATAGTGAAGAAGGTCATCGTGGCACCATCTATCAAGCCACTGGTTTTCTGTATCAAGGCGACAACTACGTAGACATTGCACTGATGCCCAATTACAGCGTCAGTCTGGATGGACCTCCCAACTACAAATGGATTCACAGCAGAAGCGTTTATAGCCGCTGGAAGACACACAATGTTGAAAAGCTAAAAGAACGCATTGGTAAGACGTTCTGGCGCAAGCGTGAAAGCGGCAAGCACCGTTACGTCAAGTTTATTTGTGGTAAGATCGAAAACAAACGTCTAACCAAATCTTTGAAACACAAAGTGTTGCCATACATCAAAGGTACGGGATTCAAAGAAGTGGTCACTGAACACACTGTTGAATCTACCAACGATTTCTTTGCAAACTAAAGCTTGGTCAGTTTGATCACAAGATTACCGTTGCCTTTCAATACTCGGTGGTAAGTTTCTTTAGGCACAAACACTTTGTTGACAAGAGGCACTGGCAGTTCATTGTCTAGTTGAAACTGCCAGCCACCATCCTCTATAACTTCTACAATGCGGTCCTCTTTGTCCAAGTGCCACTCTAGCTCATCGGTGTATGCATCAGCACTAAACTCTCGTATGTACTGATTGTTGCCCAATGCGGTTTCTTTGTAGGGACGATTCATTACCAGTATTTACCATGTCCCTTGTTGCCAAGACTCTTGATTCTGTGGCTGCGGCAACTCCAATAACCTGCTGTTGTACGATCCTTCTTTTGACTGCACTTGTGACGTGCTGCAAAGCTTTTACGACGTGCTTTGCTACTAGCTCTGCTTCTCATGTTTGGATCACCAAATGTCACCTTCTTGACGTTGCCACCTTTGCTCTTTACATACACAGCATACTTCTTTGGTCCACCTGGAGTTCTGAATGGACGGCTCAAATGTACATTCTTGCCACGATGTTTCAACTCCATCACCAAATTTTCGGCTTCTTCGATAGGAGCATCCAAATACACAGTGCGACCGTTGAACAGTGCTTTTTTGCCTAGATCGCTTTCCACTAGTTCTGCATCTACATCGCACAATTCAATCTTGTTGGCAAAATACAAATCACGAACTTCGTTGAGCAAATCAAAATATGCATCGCTGTAGGTTCTGAATACGTTTTCTGTGAGCGAAAGATTTTTGGTCAAATGATATGCCAATGGTTTGCTGACCGAAATGTTCTCGGTCAACTTCATAGCACACACACCAAATGATTCATCCAAAGAATCTGGTTCTGGTGCGCCAAGCAAAGCTTGAATCTCTGCTTTTGATTGTCCATATTTTTGTGTAAATTCGTCATCGCTAAGATCTTCAAGATCCATAGCAATGTCTTTCATACGACCTTCTTTTACTGGCTCAAAGCCCAGCTTTTGCAATTCTTTGGTATTGGCCTCATCAACAATGCCATGCTTTCTGAGAATATCAAGTGCTTTATCCAATACTTGCTTAGACATATCCATATAATGTTGCTTCTTGATTGGACTACTGCTTTGCTTGCTCTTGCTAATATAATCCTTTTCTTGCTTTCTCAATGCTAGATATGCCATTCTTTCTTTAGCATCTTTGATTTTATCCTCATAAGCTTCTTGGATAACTTCTTTGATAACTTCTTGGATGAGTTGCTTTAGATCATTTTGGGTCATATAGTAATAAATAGAAAAACCCCAGCCTTGCGACTGGGGTTTTTTGTTTAATTTATGTCAACAACTGCTATTACACAGTGTCGAGGTCTGCAATCAAGACCTTGCCGTAGAACTCAGGGCGGACTACCTTCTTAGCGTAGCGGGTCATCACACCACGGCGTGGAGTGAAGTTCACTGGATCATAGACCAATGGAGTTTGGATGAGTGGGATGTATGGAGCATACACAGCACCGGTTTCGAGGAAGTTGTTTCCACGGAAACCAACCAAGATCACGTTATCGGTCATGTATGGGTTCTTGTAGACTTGGAAGCGACTTGCGAAGCTACCAACACGGCTCACACCCATTGCGAACTTTGCTTGATCACCGTCAGTGTTCACAACGTAACCTGGAATAGATTCCAAGATAGTTGCTACGTCTGGCGAACAGACCAAGAAGTTTGCACCACCACGTAGAGTCAATTGGTGAATCTTGTTAGAGACCTTTTGGATCTTGTTACCAAGAGTTTGATACCAAGTGCTCTTCACGTATGCAGTACGGTTTGGTGAACTGTTTGCATTACGAGTGAAGGTTGCTACGTCGGTGGTTGAATTGATGCTCTTGGTGAACTCAGTACCAATTGCAGCACTCCAAGCTTCGGTGGTGACACCGGTTACGGACTCGTTCAACATGTCGAGGATTTCGAGGTCGATTTCCATCGAAACATATTCACTCAACAATGCAGTCAATTCTGCTTCTGCATCAATAGAGTGGTATGCGTTCAAGTCTTGAGCCAATTCTGGGGTCCAGACTGCCTTCAACTTACGAGTCTTAGCAACGATTGGTTCGCTCTTAAGATCGAGGTTGACTTCTGGAATACCGATGTCGGTATCGATGCTTTGGTAAGGTTGGTTGTTTGAAGTACCAGAACCTTCACCAGCAGTCTTGCCTGCTTCGAAGTCACCACGGAGGTTGTCCGAAGGTTGAATTGTGTAATTCAAACGCAAGGTGCTTTGGCTTGCTGCCAAACCAGTGGTTGTGGTGAACAAATTGATTTGATAGTATGGGTTTGCCAAGCTACCAGTGTTCACTGCGGTTGCATAGGTGTTGAGGATGGTCAATGCGGTTCCACCACGTTGTGCTTGGAAAGAACGAACTGCATTGAGGTCAACATTCCATGCGTTACCGGTGCTTGCGCTTGCGCCAGCTTGGGTGTTGTCATCCAAGTTGTAGGTAAGCTTAAACACACCAGCAACGTCACCAGTTACAGGATCAACAGAAGAGCTGAATTGATCAGCAAATTGTAGATCGTTCCAGCTTGCAGTTGCTACGGTTGCATAGCCTGCTGCGAAGTTGGAGCTACTAACGGTACGTTCAGAGTACGCATAGCGACCTTGACCGTAAAGACCGTTTACTGCTGCGTTGGTAGAACCAAGCTTCTTTTGAGTACCACCGAACAAGCTTTCGCCAACGGTGTGGCCAAGATGGTTGGTAGAACCATACTTGAAGTCTAGATAGAAGATCAGACCGCTTGGGAGGTTCATTGGTTGAACCGAGACGAACTCCTTAGCAGCGATTTCTGCGAACACACGGCGAACCAATGGAAGAGCAACGCCTGCCCATTGTTCACTGTTTGCACTAGTACCGGTTGAGGTTGCTTCAGTCAAAAGTTGGTTTGCTTGGTTTTCCAAGAGGATTGACATGTGAGCACGTTCGATGCCTTGGCAACTTTCGAGCAGACCTGTCTTCTCCCACTTTTGTTGAAGACCACGGGTTTCAGCCATCAGCTTAGCCTGTGGGTTTTGGTTGTTTGTCAATAGATTTTTAATATCCATATATTTCCTATCTCTATATCTGTTGGTTTGTTTCTTTTACTCGCAAACAAATTACTTCTTGATTCCTGCGAGCTTTTGGAATCTAGAAGCCATCTCTTCAGCTTGAGGTTCTACAATGGTAGACGCAGGCTTTGTTGATGGTACTGGTTTGCTTGCCAAACCTTCGGTGATAGTTGAGACAGTTGCATTTGCAGAAGTTTTCTTCTTGGCAACCGATCCACCGGCATTAAATGATTCGGCCAAAACGGTGTATGCAAGCTTGATTTCACGCAATGTCTTGGTGAGATCAAACGTGCTGATGACCTTCAACTTTTGGTCTTCGGTCAAATTCTTGGTCTTGAACAACTTGTTGGTGTACAACAATTTTGCATTCAAGATGTTGCTCTCTTCTAGAACACTCTTGACATAACGCAAACCTTCGTTTGCTTCTGCCAATTTCTTCTTGAGAGATTCATTTTCTTCGCTCAAAGCAACAAGTGCTTCAGCAATCTCTTCAGGGGTTACATCTGCACCCTCTTCGTATCCACATTCGTCGCATTCTTCACCTTCAGATGGCGAAGGAATTTGTCCTTGCACTGGAGCAACTGGTGCTGGTGCTGCAACTGGTGCTGCTGCAACTGGTGCCACAGCTTGTGCTGCAACGGCAGTAGGATCTGCTACTGGTGCTGCACCTTCTTCTTCAAGTTCAGCAAGAAGTTCATCAAGATTCACTTCTGTACCGTCTTCCTTTTGTTCTTCTTCGTGACCTTCTTCTTCAGCAACAACTTGTTGACCTGCGCTTGCGCCTTCGGATTCAAGTTCTGCTAGGATTTCATCCAACTCTTCGCTGGTGATTTCTTCACCCTCTTCCAAGGTAGCATCAAATTCTTGCTTGCCTGCTGGAGTGGTGTTCTTCTTTGCAGCGGTGGATGGTTGAACTGGATGTTGCTTACTTGCAACGTTGCCATGTTCTTTACCAATGTTAGAAGAAGCCAATTTTTCTTCAATCTTGCCTTCTTCTTCCTTAGCTGCTTCGTCTTGTTGTTGTTCTGAATCTTCCTTGAGCTTCTCTGCGAACATTTCTTTCATGCTCTTTGCGAAGTTTTCCTCAAGGAAGGTTTTTGCGTTTGCAATTGCAGTATCACGTACTGCTTTTGCGTCTGCAATGCTTTCTTTCAATAGATCGCTCATATTAAATTATACCTTTCCTGTGTTTGTTGTTGTGAAGTTATTGGAGAACTCCAAAGAAGATTGAATTACACTGACATCAAAGACATTGATGTATTTGATAATAAATAGAGTATAAAAATACAAAATTCAAAATTTTTTGCTATTTATAGATGTATGCCAGCAAAATCTGAAAAACAAGCACGATACTTTAGACTCGTAAGAGCCGTTCAAAAAGGTGATGTACCCGCCAAGGATGTATCTCAAAACTTGAGAAAAACAGCCAAAAGCATGTCGCCAAAAGCTGTGAAAGATTTCACCAAACTCAAAGAACTATTGAAAAATTTGGGCGAGTCTGAATACAGCACCAGCAAAATGAAAGAAGTTGAACCAGGCAAAACTTTTGACCAAGTGCTGGGAGAAAACTCTGGTTTGAAATTTGACAAAGATGAACTGCTTGCATTTCAAAACAAACAAAATGGATTTGGTGGTTTTGGAAAAGTAAATTTTGTACACAAGAAAAGCAGCAACGAAATTAGTGCTGAAGTAAACAGCAACGAAACCAACAAAATTTATGTGTTCAAAAAACTGTCCAACAACAAACATGATGGTATGAAAAACTATGCGTGTTTTGTTGAGATCAGATCCAGCGGAGATGAAAAATCTCAACCAAAAATTGTGTATACTTTGAGCACAGTATTTGATGACACCGACAGAGAAAAAACCAAAGTGCTAACCGACTTTATTGATCGAATCAACTCATATGGACTATAAACACCTATACTCACAAGTAAAACTCAGCAACTTTTTGAAGAAATCAACTGGTGAAGAATCAGAAGAAGAACCAAAGTATAAGTTGATTGAAATTGACCATCCAAATGGTTGGAACTTCAATGAAATTGATACGCTGGGTGATATGGGATTCAAAATCGACAACGACACTGATATGGTGTGCGAAATTGACGTGCCATCATTGGAACTGGAAACTGAAAAGATGCCAGTGAAGGTATATAAAAACGAAGACGGGTATGTCCTTGAGACTACCCGCCGTTACGTATTTGAATCTTTCGATAAGATGTTGGAATTTATTGATAGCATTCCAACCGATATCAAGAACAATCCATCGAAGTAATTACTTCACAACTTGTCCATCTTGACCAGCAGCTTGTTGGTCTTCTGGAAAGTTTGGCTCCAAACTCACTGGCACTCTGTCAGTTTGAGTTTGATATGCCTTTGGTGCTTCTTGAATAGGATCAGCAATCTCAAAATAACGCTCCAAACGAACGCCAACTTCTTCGTACAACATTTCGAGTTGTTGTTCGATAGATTTGATCTTGTGTGCTTCTTCGTACAACTTGGCTGCGGACTTTTTGATTTCCTTCATATCACGTTCAACCATCTTGGCTTCCATCCATTCATTACATTCCTTCAAAGCATAACGCTCTGCAAGATTTACTGCCTCCATAATTTTGTTGGCAGTAGCATAAACATTTTCAGCCTTTAGTGCCTTACGATATTGATTGTAAGCTTTGATGGTTTCACGCAGCTTGATTTTCTCCTCCTTGGTCAAAGGAGCATATGCAGTTTCAGTTGCATTTTCTACTAGATGTTTGAGCTTGATCATATGCTATAAATAGATATCAATTTTACAATTCAGAGATAATATCGTGGATAATTCTCTCAATATTATTGTATGGGTTTACAATTTTGTTTGAGGTGTGAATCACACTTTCATCAAGTTTTCCTTGAGGATACATGAATGCACCTTGAGTTGATGGATTGCTTACAAAGTCAAATGCAATCAAATCAAAATCATCTTGAACAACGTCTGCGCCTTCACGCATATCTTTTTTGACGCTACCCAATCCACGACTGCTGATACCCAACAAAATACCTGCCTTCAACAAATCCTTGAGAATGTTGCCGCTTGGTGTTGGAAGAATTTCAACAGTGCCAACCAAATCATCGCCGTCCCAACCCATATCAACGATGTTGTGGCTGACGTTTTTTAGGTTAACAACGCTGCTCTCTGGATGATCCAATTCACCCATAGCACGACGTTGCTTGACAAAGTTGTCCATGTATTTTGTGGCTTCACGTTCCAAAATTTCTTTTGGATACACACGTCCATTTTGATTCTTGGCATCAGCACGTTGCAATGTGCCAGTCACAAGTAGTTTACCATTGCTCACAGACTCATTCAGTGAGCTTTTCTTGAATTCAAATGGTAATACATCTATCAGTATGTTTTTCATAAATTACGCAGTAGTAGTTGCTGGTGCTGGTTGTGCTCCAGTTTTATCTTGAGGTTGCTCTGGTTGAGGAGTTGGCTCATCGCTGGTTACGGTGTTGCTTCCTGTTGCTGCTGATTGAGACTTTGGTTCAACCAAGGCTTTTGATTTGGCGATTTGATATTTGTCCTTTGGCTTAACATCAGCAGATCCCAAAATCTTGATCTTGTATCCAGGCTTCACAAAAAACTTTGCGGTCTTTTGTTTGTTTTCTTCTCTGCCAACAATGATGATAACATAACGATCATAGTAGTAATCGATGTTGACTCCAGTTACATTGATGGTATAGTCTGTTTCTGGTTGCTTAAATCCTTTGCTTGCTCGCACCACAATTTTTTTGTTCAAGATGTTATCTTGAATTTCTTTTTGCAACTTTAGCTTCAAGTCCTCGGTACTGTTCTTTAGCTGTGTGTCAAAGTCAGTAAAATCTGGTTGTAGATTATAGGTTTGTACTTGAACATTTGGTTCGCCAGTTGCTTTTGGAGCAGCTTGTTGAGGTGCTGGTTGAGCAGGCTGTGCTGCTGGCGCAGGTTGTGCGGCAACTGGAGCGTCTGCTTCTTTTAGACGATAGCGCAAACTATTCAAACCTTCCACAATTTTGGAAATTTGTTTGAACTTGCTATCTACCTCGGTAAATGGAAGTCTTCCTTGTTTGTATCCAGCAAGAGCGGGATCTAGCTCTGGATCTCCATGTTGAACCAAACCGTGCTTGTCTACCCAAGTATCTACGGGTTCAATATCTTGTGCTGGAGAAACATAAGCTGGTTCACTATACATTTGGTTTTCCAAAGACAAGTCCTTGTCTCTTGGAACAGTTTTGGCAAGTTTATAGCCAAGTTGTGTAGCTGCACGAACATTGCCAGTACCACGCTTGCTAAATGCAAACGGAGTCATCACACCACCTACTGCACTGGATGTTGAAGCTTCATTTTTCTTGCCGATCTGGGCGTCCACTTTTTTTTCAATAGCTGCTCTGGTGGTTGGACCAATTTTATCGGCATGTGCTTGCAACCAAGAGTAGTATTGTTCTTTGTCAATACGTGCTAGTTCGTTATCACGATACATCTTAGCATATTGTTTAACAATATCTCTAAATGGATCGCCCGATTCTTTAAGCAGTTTTTTCATTGGCAAGATTATTCAATTCTTCAATCAACTCATATGCACTAAGCAAGCTGGTCAATTGATTTTCTTTAACCACACCATGGATGGTTTTGTTTGACAACTGTGCAATTGTTTCGTTTAGCTTGATTTTGATAACATCGCTTTTGACCAAAACAGAACGATCTTTCAAAGAAGTTGCAACACGCTTATATTCCTTGTTCACAAATTCAGTAAACTTGTGAGTGTTGGATACATTGGTAATAAACGCTTTGAGCAATTGCTTTTGAGATGGTAGCAAAGAAGCGTATTTTTGATTGAAGTTTTCGATCAAGAATTTATATGCAAGAAGCTTTACTTCGGCTGGTTGAGAACTATATACGTCTAATGTAGGCTCCTCAGATTTCTTTTCTCGTATCAAATTTTCAATAACACACTCTCTGGCTTCCACCAGTTCTTCCACTTCAAATTTCAAATCATCAACTGTTTGATTTTCAAACAGCTTGTACACACTGGCATACAACTTATAGTTTGGAATCTTATTTTTCAAAAATTCATCTATGTTGAATTGCTCCTTGATTTCTTTGATCAAGTTGTACTTTTCGGCATTAAGATCACGCTCGTTTAGTTTTGAACGTGCTTGAAGAACAACGTTTAGCACTCGCTCGGCAGTCTCCGCATTTTTTGACGACTGGTTTACAACAAAATTGTACAGTTGAAACTCTTTACCCAACGACGTGCCTTCATTGAAATACTTGAACATCAAGTTTTTGGTGAAAGATTCATCACGCCCAGCCAAAATATCTGCGGTGATTTGGCGAGTAAGCAGCTCAAATAATACTCCGCTATTCTTAAACTTTGAATGTTTAGCTTTCTTACGCATATAGTTCTATTATTATAAATATATTGAAATTTGCAAAATCATCATGAATTGTAATTACTCAGTGATATTTGTCTCATCCATATATGATTTAGTGTGTCCTTCCTTCAAAATTTCTTTGGCTGAATCGGCTGATTTCATCAATGACTCCAGCGATTGCATGTTTTCCAACGACAGTGGTGAACGCTTTTTGTATTTGTGGCTTACCGACAAATCGGATCTGCTGTTCATTTCCAATGTACCCAATGGATCTTCACCAAATGCGTAATCGCTGGCCTTTTTCCTACCAGTTTGATCACGTTCAGTTAGCTTAGGAGCTTCGCCGCCAGTAGGTGCGGCACTGGTTTCAGCTTCACCTTTACCTGCTTCTGCACCACCTGCTTCTCCACCTGCTGCTTCGCCTCCGCCAGTGCCGCCCTCTCCTTCAGGCGAACCTTCTCCTTCTCCTTTATCCGTCGCCTTCAGAAATTCCAATGCTGGATCATTACCTTCATCTTCAATTTGCTTGAAGCGGTAATTTCCCTTAGCGTCATCAACAAGTTGTTTTTGCAACAGGATCATGTCTTGATCGCTGAGACCAAACACTTTTTCATACATCCACTTTTTGCTGAACATCTTTTGTTCAGCCATATCTTTGCAAACTTCAATCTTGCTCTTCCACACATCAATCTTTTCCTTTTCAAAGATTGTGGATGGGTTGGTCAACTCCAAACTAAAGTCAACAAGAGAATCATCACGATATCCTTGGCTGTACAAATGAACTACGGCAATTTTGTTTAGCTCGCTGATGATGATTCTTTGAACACGTTGAATAGTACGAGCAAAACGAATATCTTCTGCTGCCAAAGTTGCTTTACCACTCAATGACTCATCGTAACCCAAAAATGCTTTTGGAATCTTGAGTGCTGCCATCATTTTGTTGCGCAGATACTCAATATCGTCTGTACCAGTCCATTCAAGACCTGGTAAGTTGTCGATGCTAGTGCCACTGTCGCCACCACGAACTGGCAAGAAAAAGTCTTCCACCATGTTTTGTAGGTTAAAGCGCAAATTGTAATCACCAGTGTTTTGATCCAAATATGGAGTCTTTTTCATTTGTTGAATGATACGCTCCATGTGGTTATCAACTTCATTTGGTGGAATGTTACCAATATCAACCTTGAAGATGCGCTTCTCGGGTGCTCTCATGATACGATGGATCAACATTGCGTCTTCCATCAAACTCAATTGCTTCCAAACACGACGAGCACCTTCCAACATACTTTTGCCGTATGGCATAAAGTTGCTGTCACTGATCAAACGAAAATGCGCCATTTGATAATTTTCAATGTCTTCGATCTTGTTACCATTTGGCAGATTGACTTGAAACTTAACAAAGTTACGATTTTGAATATGTGCGTTTTCTACACGGGTAACATAATACGAACTGAGTGGTTCAACCATGTACACACCATACTCTGGACTGATGTGCATTCTCAAATAAAAATCACCATACTTGACCATACTGCGAGTCCACGACCAAAGGTTGAACTCAATGTTTAGAATGTCATAGAACAAATTGTTTAGAACACTCTTGATGTCATCGTTGCTGCTGCGAACTGTAATAACATCTCCCATTTCGTTACGAGTCGTACATTCATCTGCATAAATGTCCAAAGCAGACGCCAAAATTGGGTCCATGTCCATTGTATCATAATCACGAAACAGTTCTACACGACTGCTTTGATATGACAAATTGAAATCACGGGTGTACTGATTGTATGCGGTGGTACGAAGACGATTAAACCTATCACGCAAACTGTTTCTATCAGTTGCGTAAAAAATTTCATCTGTGTCGATGACCTTGAGCTTTTTACCACCAACGTTACGAACAATAACGTCGTTGCTGAACAATCGCTTGAGTCTTGCGTACAGCGATCTGTTCTTTAGCTCTTGAAATGATTTTTCGTCCATAATTTACTAACTAATATATAAGTATCACAAAAGCCACTTTAGTGACTCTTTTTTACCTGTAACAGGTCCAGCACCCGATACAACTGCTCCCACATCAAACTGCCAAGTTTCTTGTGGGTTTTGTACAACCTTGGATTGATTTGCTGGCCCTGGAGTGTTATTGACCACCTTTTTGATGCCACTCAGCATTGTTTTGGTATAGGCCATTTGTTCCATTCTTATTTTTAATGCGGTGTCACGAACCCACAAACCAATACCCAACGACATAACCAAGTCGTCGTTGTATCCTTTCATAGCTTCGGCTTTGGCACCATTCCAAATAAATACCATCAACTCTTCATACAATCGAATACTGTGAATTATAATTTGACGTTCACGGAAAAAGCTTTCCATCTTATTGATAATCAACTGACGATTTACATTGGTTGTAGTGAATCCAGGCACAGCTTTCTTTTCAGAGCTATTGATTTTGTTGCTGTAGCTGCGCTCAATATCAACAACCTTGAGGTCTGAAGAACTGTAATACAAGTTTGGATAGTTTCTGTCAATAACTTGCTGCAATGATGCCCAACCAATATTGTTGTTTTCAATTACCAACAAAGCATTGTTGTATTCTGTAGATATCGTTACCAACAAGTTACCATAGTCCTTGGTGGTAATCTGTCCTTTATACTCCGCAACTTGCTCCAATGTGTCTACATCAAATACATGAAATGCACTATAGTCAGCACCATCACCACGGGCACAGTCAGCAACAACCATATAGTTTTTGCTGTAATCTGGTCGTTGCCAAATCCACAAATCTTGTGTAGCACCACGTTTTTCAATAGGTTCAACAACATGAGTCTTTTTGTAAAACTCCAATGTATCAACACTAACAACTTGATTACCAGATGTGCTAAAATCACAATCACATTCTTGTGCTGCACCTTTTACACCCGACAATTCTGTTTGTTTGTCACGCCAAGCTTGATCACGCTCTGGATGCAAATTCCACGGCAAACTGATGGTGTTGAACTTGTTCTCGCCTGCCTCAGCAGCAACCCAAGTTTTGTGAAAGAAGTTACCAACACCATTTGGAGTTGACAACACAATTGCACGACCACCAGTTGACAGTGTGTATTGTGCCGACAACCAAATTTCTTCGATGTTGTCGATGAATGCAGCTTCGTCAATCACCAACAATGACAGTGCTGCTGAACGACCAGCAGTACCAGCACTTGACACTGCCTTGATTTGACTACCATTTTTCAAACGCAGACTCAAACGATTGTCTTCAACGCATTGAACCTTTAACCATGGTGGTAGGTTGTCATTTGCAAAACGTACCTTGGTAACAATTTCTTTTGCAGTTTCTTGTGTAATACTGATACACAATATGTTTTTGTCGTTGAAGAATGTCATCAACCACAAACTATATGCCGACACTAGGGTACTAATACCCATCTGACGACTTTTGAGAATGATGTTGAGATCAAAATCAACCAAATCATTCAAGGCTTTTTCTTGAAATGGATACAGATCAAAATTACAAGTGCCACGTATAGGGTGTTGAATCTTCACATACTTCTTCATGAAGTATATGGGATCTTCAATACACTTCTTATACTCGGCTTTTATTAGCTCTCTGTAATTTTGTTGACTCATATTTGCTTTCCATATCTGCAATAAAACCGTCTAGTTCTGCTAGTCGTGCATTGATAATTTTCAAATCGCTGGTAACATCTTCACGGATTTTTGTAATATCAGCACCAGTTTGCCATTCTTCACGACTACCATCTTCATTGACAAACTCTAGTGGTTTACCGTCATGGTCTTCACACCACTTTAATGTTTCATCAAACTTCTTTTTGTATTCAAGCAAAACACTTCGCTCGTTGCGCAAATCTCGGGCATTGTCAAAATATTCCCAAGTGCCATCCAATTTCATTTGAGTTTCGTTCTTGGTAAAACAATCATAACACAATTGTGTCTTGGGCCACACACGATCATCAAGATAGTTGCCCCAACGAACGTCGCACTTGCATTGTTTGCAACGTTTTTCTATAACAAATACAGATTTCTTTGGTACTCTGCGTTTAGAGCCATTTTTCAAAACCCATTTGCGTCCTTGACTATCTTCCCATTGCTCGCCTTCTTTGCGCTTTGCATTGTTTAGATCGTCACTATAACCGACCTGTACAAAAGGTCGTTCTCCATTTACATAATCTCGAATGATATCAAGATTGCTTTTGCCTTGTGCTCTTTTCATAACCAATATGTATTTATTTTATTTACCAAAACCGCTTTGTAGTCCTTTAATAATGAAACTTCCAGTTATTTTGAATGGACTGCTGTAGATTTTTGGATCACGAATAACTATACCTTCATGTTTCTCAAGATCACCAATTTCACTGGTTGCATTCTTTAGAATTTCATCGCCAAGCTTCACAGTGGCAATATAAACAATCGTATCATTAACAACCTTACGAATGTCTTGACCCGCAAAATCCTTAGCAATGTTTTTGCTCTTTTGTGCTTTCAAGAACTCCTCACGGGTAATAAGTGGAGTTTCAATAGTAACATCTTTCAGCCAGTCCTTCAAACTCTTGGTAACTGCTGTACCGTTTGGATACAAAGTAACCTTTTCTCCAAGAGGACGAGTAAGGTTTGGTTCACTCTTGAAAGTTGTACCTACACTACCCAATACTTTGAAGCCATGCTTTTGAGCAACCACATTCAGCTTGTTGATGTAGCTTTGCATAGCAGCTTTGTCGTAAGGAATTTCTGTAGCCACACGACTCTTGACTTGACCGTCTTTACCAATGTTTTTTGGTTTGATTTCTTTGAGACCGTGAATTGCCAAAAAGTTTCCAATGTCTCCATATCCAACAACGTTGGTTTGACCTTCTACATATTCAATATTGAGCAAAATATTTGGATTGGTGGCAAGACCAAGTTTCTTCAATTCAGCTTGTGTACTTGGAATTGCTTCATCAAAAATGTTGATGACTTTGGCACCGATCTTGACAAATCCGTGCTCTTGACCCGTAGCTGGATCTGTTGGCCAACGTGCCGCCAAATCTTCTGGTCGCATACCTTGAACGTCAAATGGCTTGGCACTGCCACGATCCATAACAAATCGTCCGTTGACCAAACGAATGCTGGCGTTAACACCGTCAATTTTTACACTACCAACTCCTTTTTTCAAAGACTCAATTGACTTGGCAAAAACATCCACCAGTTGTTTGCCGTTTGATGTGAAGTCGAATGGATGTGCCATGTGTCCACCAGCACCACCTTCTCTCAATACTTCCAACAAAATGCTATGTAGTTTAATCATATAGTTTACTTAAGAAATGTTTTGTCAAATACTGTAATTGCTTTGTTGTAGGACTTTTTGGTTTCGTCCAAAGCGTTGTCTGTAAATTGCCAGTTCCAAAACAAAGGATCTGGTGTCTTAAATCCAAAAAAGTCAAGAACGCTCTTTTGTGTTTCCACAACATGCTTACCGTTCCAGTTTTGTCCCACAGCAATAAATCCAGCATCAATATCTTTAACCAGATTGGACTCACCCAAAGTGGTGTGTCTATTTTCAATCCAAGTCAAACGCTCAATCAACTTTTGATAATAACCGTTTGCTTGACCCCATCTAACGCTTGCAAAAAATAGTACACAATCACTCTCAAACAACTCTTTGCTGATCTTCCAAAGTTCATCCCCTTTTTCATTGACACTAGCCCAACAACGATGATGTCCACTTGGATTTTGCTCTTTGTTTTTTAACAACGCTCCAGCAGACCCACAGTGATTGCCGCCAAACTCTTTATTGCTGCTTACGTTACCTTCACATGGAACAATGTGTAGTTTGGTGGTGTCGATAAGAGTTACCTTCTCCTTACCCAATAAATCTTGAATTTTAATGGCAAGCTGGCTACTCTTGGGAACATCTTCTTTGTGTTGAACCCACCTATTGCTGGTGGTCAGCAACAATACCTTTTTCTTATCACGCAAATAATCGATGGTCTTCTTGTATTTACGAGCATACAAGTCCATATCTTGCTCACTTGCTGGCAATTTAGCTTCTAATAAAAGGTCTGTTAGACTGATCATTCTCATATAAATATCTATACAAATGAAAAAACCCCGCCTTTTTACGGGCGGGGTCTTGATTTATGCTAGTTCAGTTTAGGCACTGAAACTTGCACCAGTTGGCAGAATGTTGAAATCCAAGAGGATAAATTCTGCGGTACGGGTTGGTTGGATGTAGATTTGACCGTAGAGAATATTACGATCAATCAAGTCTGGAGTGTTGTTCTCAGCATCCATCTTGACTTGGTATGCATAGATACCATTGCGTTGTTGTACGCTTTCAAGATATGGATTGACAATGCTCAAGAAGCGGTTGCGAGTTGCTGCAACGTTTTGTTCGAAAACAAGGTAGTTGCTGCTGCTTGCAATGAACTTCTTCAAGTTGATCAACAAACGGCGAACGTTCACACGGTCCAGTGCGCTTGGGTTGATTTGCAGAGTCTTTTGACCCCACACCACAATGCCTTGACCTGGGAATGCTGCGATTGGGTTGACACGGTTCTCATAGAGAGTGTCACGTTCTTGGTGAGTCAAGCGATCCAACACTTGGACAGCTTGTGGAATACCACCACGATTCAAACCTGCTGGAGCATACCATTCTGCTGCTGCGTTGTCGTTTGCAGCGTAAACTGCTGGCAACACCACAGAAGGTGGAACAGAGATGATCTTGTTCAAGTTTGTGTCGAGGATCTTGACCCAAGGATAGTAGGTTGCAACATAGTTGCTATCAATTGTTGCCACGCTGTTGATTGCGGCATCAATCAATCCTACGCTTTGATTGCTTGCTGGGAACACCACGTTATCCATGATGTAGAAACAATCGCCACGGGCTTCACACATAGTGATCGTCAAGTTGGTAACATAGCTGTGTTGTTCACAGAAGATACCAGGCAACACAATCATGTTGATATCCCACTCATCAGCATTGCTGAGGGCTGCAATACATTGCTTGTAAGCAATGCTACCAGGGCTCTTGATGGTGGTACAATCCAAACCTTGGGTATTACCCGCAGTAATGTCGCTACCAACATTGATTGGAATTGCTGGCCATTGACCATCAAATCCACCTTGGAAGCCAACCACGAACTTACGCAAACGAACGTAGATTGGTTCATTTACTGGATCGTAGAGACTTGGAATACTACCACTCAACTCTGGAGCGAGCAACGAACCAGTGCTTGCGGCAACGCCTTGGGCATAGTAAGGTGCATCTGGATAACCCCAAACCTTGGCTTCAAGATCAAAGTCGATGTTGTCACCGTTTTGATCGTTTCCGCCGTAGTATGGAAGTGGCTTGAACCATTGCTTAGTGTCGGTGTCAACACCAACTCCAAATGACGAGGTTGGATACAGAGCGGCAATTTCTTCACCGGCTTCTGGTACTTCACCAAACACTGTACCAGATGGATACTTACCAGGTGCCAAACCATAGATACTTGCTTTGCTGTAACGAACTGCTGGCAGCAAGTTACCCAAAGTACCGTCAACTGGTGTGTAGTAACCTTCAAATCCGTAAGGTACAACACTTACTGGATATGGTAGGTCGATCATTTCAATACGAATATACTTACTCAAGTTGACATAAGTTCCGTATTCCACAATCTTACCTGCGAAGGTAATGTATGCGTAACGATCACCAATACGACGTGCTACGAAGTTTGCACTGTCTGGGTTGAGGTTCAAGTTTTGGAAGATTTCCAAATACTTAGGACGCTTATCAGTGTCGCTGTATGCACGAACTGCAAGAGTGAAGCTACCCCATTCGCTGCCAGTGACCGTACCAGCCAACTTAACATTGCTGATTTCGATCTTGTACTTGCGGTTTGCCAAAGTACCATCGCTCAAAGTGTGAACCTTGAACAACTTGAACTTGGTTGGGTTTGCGCTTTCGTCTGCACTTCCCTTGAACGGAGCAATTGCTTGTGAATAGATCCAAGGAGTTTTTGCGTTGGTGATTGCAAATTGAGAATCACCACTGTTTGGATCATATGAATATTGATCCACAAACTTCATAGATTCGCCAACGCTGAATCCACTAGATGGTGCGGTTGCAACTTGTAGTCTCCAACCACCACCCTTGGACTCAGGACGAGTCTTTTCAGCCAAGAAACGCTTGATGCTGTCTTCAAACAACACATAGTTGTATGCAGCTTCAATCTTTTGGCCTTGAACTTGTTTTGCTGGATTGCCAACAGTTGGGTCCATACCAAACACTTCCTTGATGTAGTTATTTGCGTTCTCTTCAAGAGAGAAGTCGTAATAACCATATGTGCCAGCAGATGTGTTGCCGCTGTCATCAGTGAAGTTGTAACGAAGAGCCAATTGGTATTGGTTGTCGTTTGGATTGATTTGTCCCTTGTAAGGATATACAGAGCTTGTCAATTGAGCAACAGACGAATCTACGAATCCGTAGACCGAGTAGTTGTTGTCAAATTGAGTTGATGCGTTTTGAGTATTTGCAAGAACACTCAACACCATGTTTTTACGAGCATCTGTGTTTGGGTTACATGGATCGGAACCACTGTCTCCAGCAGGTACGAATGTTCCATTGTATGGACCATATTCACCAGTTACGATACCCAAGAATCTCAATGCTGCACCGCAAGTTGCTGCACTGCGAACAGTTGCAAAGCTTGCACTACGAACAACGAGATCATCAGTTGCGTCAATAGCGTCAATATTGTAATCCAACGTAAGATCGTCCGTGACACCAAGGAGATTCAACAACGAAGAACTCAACAACCACTTGGTTTCTGAGCTTTCATTGATTGCGGTTGAAAGTTGAGTTTCCTCAACAGTTTGCTTGCCTTGTGCGCTTGAAGTTAGATAAAAATATCCAACACCAGCATCTTCATCTCCAGAATCAGCAAACTTACGAACCAACTTACCAGTGGTAACAGTACCCAAGTTGAGTTGCTTACCACCGTAAAGTTGGCTACCACTCAAATTACCAGTACCATCGTAACTAGCAGGGAATCCGCTGGTCAACTTTGCACTACCAAATCTAGCGTTGATATCACCCGTAAATGACAAATATGATTTATCATACATGAGTGCTGGATTAAACAAGTTATACACGTCACCAGCCTTTTTATTGTATGCATAACCAGACAAATTAGCAACACCAGATGGATATGCAGTTTGCAAAAACACAAATGGCCAATTGACTTGTCCGTTTGTTTGTGTGATAGATGCAGTCAAATATGAACCTGAGTTTGCTGGCCAGGTACGAGATTGGTCAGCACCACTACCACCATAAGTACCATTCAATACTGCTGCAATGGACTTCGTATTTTGAATATATCCACTACCACTGAAATACAAAGTACCTTGTGGAATAAACTTTTGTACGTCAAACCACGCAATTGCGTGGTCAGAACCACCATTCAACTTGGTAATTTTCTTGCCAGCGTCACCAACTGATGAACTAAATGCTGCGTATGCATTGGTGGTAGTAACACTTACCAACTTGCGGTTCTTAAGAGCATTGCCCAAAGAAGAACTCAAGCTGTTGATGTTTGGCAAATATGAATATGCACCCAAAAAGCTGGTTATTTGTGCTTTGGTAGTTGGTGTAGCTGTTGCATCAACACCATACGAGTTGTTGCCAGGTGTAGGAATACCAGTACCACCGTCGGCTGGAACTTCCCAACCAGAGCTACTGTGTACATATTTAATGTTGGTTGTAAGACTGTCTCCATTCAAATACATGAATGAACCAGTTGTCAATGCACCTTTGTCGCTGGTACGTTCCCAGTAACCTGGTTGTGCATATACAACCAATGGATTCTTTTGCCAGTAACCAGTCAAACCACCCACACGAACGATGGTTACAATACCTTGTTGAACAAGATATTCTTTGGCAGTATATGGGCCGTAATACACACCATCAGCAAGGCCGAAGCGTTGTTCAAGTGTAGCTACGTCGGTGATAATATTTGGAAAAAATGCAGGTCCGTCAGCAAATGGAGCGACGATTGCACCTCCGATGTTGGCTACGCCTTGAGCGAGCCCCGATAGATCATTTTCTCTGGTGAAAACACCAGGACTTACTATTGTTTGTTCTGGACTCCAGCGTCCACCTTCTTGTATTGGCATATGTTATTGTTCCTTTCAACGCTAACTTTCTAACATTAGAAGTTATGTTTACTTTATAAATATGCTCTAAAAAGTGGAAGAACCAACTATTTATATCATCTTTAATTTTTTCCTGTTAAAAAGTGATCTTGCTATACCCATTTTCTTTCTTGATCTCCAAATGCATGTCAACCATGTCTCGCATTTGATCCAAATGACTGATAATCCAGATAAATTCAAACTGATGCTTCAAATAGGTAAACAATGCACCCATTTGACCCAAATGATCACTGTCTGCACAACCAAATCCTTCGTCAATACAAATGATATTTGGTCTAGGTAGATTGCTGATATTGATCAGTGCAACACGAATTGCAAGTCCACTAATAAACTTTTCCATACCACTACCCATTTCCAAAGGCCAACACTTGTCATCATAAACAATGTTGCTGTTGATGTTTTTGCCGTCGGTTTGTAGCGTAACAGTAAACTCCACCACTTGATGAAGAATATTGTTAACTTCCTTTTCGATCTCGGGTAGAGTTTTTGTAATAACATCGTAAGGAATACCATCACGGCTCACAACAGCGGTATAGTGCTTGTAGGCTTCATAAGAAGCTTCAAGCTCCAACAACTTCTTGAGTTGAGCTTCTGTGGTCTTTTGCTCCAGTTCCAGTTTACCCTTTTGAGTAGACGCTTTGAACAAATCTGTGTTGGCAGACTTAATATCAAGTTCAACTGATTTGATAAAATCTTTAACATCAGCAATCTCAGACAACAGTTTGTTGTTGTTTTCAATAATGTCTTTGTTTTTGTAAAACACGTCAATATTGTCAGAAACCAGCTTCAACTTGTTTTTGAGTTCAATCAAATTGTTTTCCAGTCTCAAAATGATGTTGTTAATAGCAGCCTTGTTTTTCTCAAAAGTAGCTTTGTCGGTCAACATCTTTTGATATGCCTTATACTGCTGCTCAATATCACCATAATCTGAAACTGTCTTTTTGATGTTTTGAAACTCAACAACCACTTGTGCAGCATGAGACTTTTGTTCTTCCAGTTCCAGCTTTGTGGCAATAGCGTCTTTTACAAAGACGTTGTTTACACAATAATTGCAGTTTGGATCGTACTTGTGTTCCTCAAGCTTTTTGAGCTTGTCAATCTTATTGCGAATCACAACCTTCAACTTATCAATTTCAGTTTGAGTTGATTGTGCAGATTGTTTGTCGCTTTGATATTGTTCGTATTTAGACTCAATATCAGTGTATAGATTTAGTGAAGAACTGAAGTTTGTTAGACTATTCTCAATCGTCGCCAACTTTTCCTTTTGAGCTACAATATCAGATTGTGCTATTTCAATCTTGTTGGAATAGTCAATCTTTTCGGATTCTAGCTTGGTAATATCAAACGCAAATGTCTCGGTCTTGACAATATCATTGCTCAACTCCAACAATTTTTTGTTGTAATCATCCTTTTTAGATTCCAATTCCCCCACAAAATTGTTCAATTCAACTATAGAGTTTTCATTGGTCTTGATAGAGTGAGAAATACTTTCCAGTGAAGCCACAAGTTCATCTTTGCTGTAATTCTTCAACAAAGTATTGATCTCTTTGAACTGCTCGTTAGCAATGTTGTACAACTGATCAAATACAGTAAGACCCATAAACTGACACAGCAAGTCCTTGCGCTCAGTATTACCAAGATCAACAAAAGATCCAGTCTTGCTATTTTGAATGCTCAACACTGTCAAAATAAAATCATCATATGTTCCAAGATAATCTCGGATGATGTCGTTGGTGCTGCGACGTGCTTCACCGTTCAAAGGCACTTCCATGTCATTCTCCATTTTGTAGAATTTGACTTCGACTTTTACATTACCCTTCTTGTCAGCAGTTCCTTTGCGTTCAATAAAATAATCCACCCCGCTGATTTCAAAATTGAACTTACACTTGAATCCCATTTTTTGGGTATTCATGACGTGAACAGCTTTGTAACCTTTACTAAACTTATCGAATACACAAAATGCCAAAGCATCCATGATACTAGACTTACCACTAGCATTTGGAGCAAACAAACCAATAGTTCCCTTGAGTTTGGTAAAGTCAATTACGTTGCCTTCGCCATAACTAAACATGTTGTCAAACTCAAAGGTCTTGGGTTTCCATCGAATATTCTTTGGAGTTTTATCTTTGGGAATCTGCGTATTGGTCAACTTATTGAGTTCAAGAACTTTGTCCAACAAAGGCTTTTCTACCTTCTTTGCGGTCAAAGTATCTGTAATCAACTTGTTTTGATAATCAACATCAAAAATATTGTGAATATCCAACACTTGACCAGCGTTGGTTGCTTGGTTCTGAAAATCATCAACACGAATAAAGGTTGATTCAAGAATCTCGCACTTAGTCTTGATTTCGTTGATTACTTCTTTTACTTGAGAAGGAATCGTTTCAAAACACTTGGTACGAACACGGGCTTTCTTAGGTATATTGGAAATGTCGGTAATCAACTTACCCTTATTAATTTCCACAGTATAGAAACCATAATCGTTTTCCAATTCGTAATGTTTGAACAGTCTACGCTTTAGATCCCACAACAAAAATCCATGACCCTTGAGTTCTTCACCATGGTTTTGTTGAATCATCGATCCAGCATACACAATAACTGGCTTACCATCATTGTCATTGTATTCTTGCAATACTTGATGTTTGTGAATGTCACCCAACATCACAATATGGTGTCCATCAAACATTTCGTTTGTAATTGCACGATTGCTGACAGTGTATCCCACATCTGTGACGGCTTCGTTGACAGGTCCATGAAACAGTCCAATGTGATGATCAGTTTCCAACCTATACTTTGAAGGAATGGTGTCATAGTTGATGTACTTATCTGGTTCATCAAACACACCAAAATGATTGAACAAAATGTTTTCGTATCGGTAAACCTCGGTATCCTTTAGATAATACAAGTTCTTGTGATTCAATCCACGTACAATTGGAGTAAGACTGTCCAATCGTGCTTTGTTGTTGAGCAACGCATCATGATTACCAGCAATCAAAATTGTGGGAACTCGGTCAGCACAATTCTTCAAAAATTGCGCACCCAAGTTAACGCATTCTGGTGACAAATCAACTTTGTTGTGAAACAAGTCTCCGGTAATAACACAAACCAAACGAGTGTTTTTTGCGAGCTTGTCCAGTACATCATAAAATTTGTTAAAGACAGATTCATACTCATCATGGCGTTTTGTCAACCGCATGTGAATATCAGAAACCTGAATTACATTGTCGATCTTCGTCTCTGTGTTTTTTAGTACGATCATAGCTTGTATTTTACCTTCAACTTAAAAAGTTTGCTTTCATCCATTCTATCACTAGATTCAATGGCTTGCCAAGTTTTTTCATGCCCAATATCATTGGGATCTTTACCGTTCAACAAAACCAAATGTGTAGGTATTTGATTTTCCAACAAAAATTTGCATATCTCCAGACTGCTACTCAACGCATCATTGTCCAGCAACACATTGACTCTCGGTGGTCTGTTGGAAATCAATTTGAGTTTCAATTTGTTGGATAGTGTTTTTCCAAACAACGGAATGGCGTTGTATTTTACAGAAAATGCATCAAACACACCTTCCACCAAAGTCAATGGTTGTGCAAAATCTGTGATCATTTCAAATCCAACAATATCCTTTGTGGAATCACACAAACGATATTTCATCTTGCTGTTGAAAACATCACGACCACAATAAAAATTCAAATCTCCAGTGTCAGAGTATGATGGCACAATCACACGATTTGCAAACGTACCTTCTTCACAATATCCGATGTTGTATCGAATAATATCATGTGCAGTCAAATGACGCTTGAAACAATAACTCAACACATGCTTTTGAATCACAGAATTGGTCTGTTTGTACAATGGCTTAAACTCTGGAGGCAACTCCAATCGTTTTTCAAAGTGCTCGTCTGTGCGTTTTGGTGCTTTGATCTTGCACAAGATAGGATAGAACTCACCAGACGCATGAATTTTATTGAGCAAGCTTTTGAAGCTTTTGCCACTGAAATTACAGACCCAACAGTGATAATATCCACTCAGTGTATTAACATTGAGCTTGCGTTTGTAGTGGTTACACTTAGGACAAAAAAACATAACTTCCTCACCACCTTTTTGAATGTGAGGCTTATGCTTGAAAAGTCTTGCTAGAGTTTCTATAACCGATGTATCCACCATACGTCTGACCCTATCATACACGACAACGGCGGAGAATCAACTTTTTATTTTTCGTCGTACATGGCGCACACTATTGCGTCGTACATATCACTATTACGTTCATCCCAGTTACCCTTTTTATTTTTAACCGTGAACTTGGTAATATCGGGCATCAACGTTTCAATTTGTTCACGCACAAAATCTTTTGGTTTGATACCCTTGACACGACATTTACCAAACAAATGCTTGCGCATGGTGGTCACACTCAACAAGTTGACCTTTTTCTTGAAATGCTCTTCCAAGATGTATGCAAATACAGCATTGTGTCGAGCCAGTGTGATAATAACTTGTTGCGATGTGAATCCGCCAGCAAAACCACTCAATGCAGCTTCCAGATTGATGTGGTCAATCTTGGAAATATTGGGATCTTTTTCCAGTTCAGCAATTACTTGGAAAGTTTTTTCCTTGGTGGTATCGAATTTTTTGGTATCTACAAAGCCAGCAGAGAGGATTTTTTTATCCTCTCTGAATGCCCAGCCTGTTACTGATGTGGAAGAATCTAAACCGAGTATAACCATACTAATACATAGTATGATTATCTAGTAAACTTGCCGTCGCTATACTTCTTATTGTTGAACCCTTTTGTATAAAGTGACAATTGCTTGGATTGGTTTCCGATAGCATCTTTGAATTGGGTTTGACCAACAGGAGCTTTTAGCTTGAAACCTGGGTCCACAGTATACAATGCGTCTTGAATAGCACCTTGACCGTTCCAGTTAACAGAAATCTTGTTTACACCGTCGGTTCTAACACCACCATTGATGGTGTCACTGTAATTCAAAGCTTTGTCGTTAAAGTTCTCAGTACCAGTGTTGGCACGTAGCTTGAATCCTTTTGTCGCAGTATATTGAATATCTGCGGTGCTGGTGCCAACCGAAAGTTGGTTTGATCCATTACCAGTTTGTACGTTTTTTTGAACTGGTTGGTATGCACCACCTGCTGGTTGTCCAGACAAATAGCGATCTGCCAAGCTCATGTTGGAAGATTCACGATCAATTACTTTGCTGTCTGATGAGGTTGCCATATGTTTCTAGTGTTCCTTATAATAAATAGGATCATGTATCCCATTTCACCACAATATTGACTGGAATCTGACCAGTATTTTTGATAGGATTTGCAATCTTACCAACGGCAACCAAGTCAGCACCAGCATACAAACCAACTTGAGTTATGTATGGTGCCAAATATGATCCCGTAGGGTCCATCGACGCACTCAAATGGTATGAGAAGAAATCTGGTTTGATATCATCACCAGTTCCTTTTCCAGTATTAACATCCAAGAATCTGATAATATCATCGTAGTTTTGACGACGGCTGATTGGTGACAAATATTGTTTGTAATTGGTCACTTGCAGATTTTCGATATAATAATTCCAAATCAAAAATGCGTCAGCATAATCAACAATACCATCTTTGTTTACGTCAAAATCTTTTGTAGATAGTCCACAACGCAAATCAGGAGTCAATCTGTTTTGATTGTAGTTGTAAACCGACGACGAAAAGAATCCAAACATGCTTTGTTGAACATCACCTTCAACCAAAACATTCCACCAAGATTCTTGATGTGGAATTGTAAGCTTATAGTTGATGTATCTCAAAATAATATCTAGATTGCTAAAGTCAAATGTAGCTTTATTGATGATTCCGTATGAAAATGCAGATCCAGTAATTGCCGTTGGATTGGTGGATACGTTAAATTCACCAGGCTCAACTGTACAGATGTATTGCTTTTCGTTTAACGTTACTTCGCTGTCGTAAGTGCCGTACACATATCCCTGCAAAGGATTAAGTGGGCTACGCAACAAATCTTTCAATATACTACCAGTATTGTTGATCACCATTCTGTCGTTGTTATAGAAAATATTACCAACAACAGCATTAGCTTGAAGATCAGAAAAGTTGTAAATGAATGCTCGACCTTGGATTTCGTCTACAACAGGTTGTTCAAACACATACGCCACATCAACTGTGTTACCTTCACAATCGCAGATTGAATCTTCCATCAAAAGTTCCACAACGTCGGGATCTGGATCTGGATCATCACATACAACTGGCACACTACCACTTTGCTCTGCCAAAATTGGTGCTGCCAAATACAAATCGTCATCCAGTATTGCAGGAGATCCAACCACTAGATTATCGTTAGACACTGCAACAGATGCACCAAAGCCAGAAAAGCTTTCTCCAATACGTTTTCTATAACCAATTGGTGATGTTGTTGCTAGTTCAAATAGTGCAGATCCAGAACATGGATTTGCTTTCCATTTGTACAATAGTGCCTGACCGTTGAATGTACTTGCACCAAAATCATTGGTTTCAAAGTTGGTGTTAAACTTGTACACAGACGACGACAGATACAAACTTGAGAATGGAAAATATGGTTTTGGTGAACCAACCAAAATATACCTATCGGTCACATCAACACTATAACCCAACATGTTGTCTTTTAGAGTATTTGTATCACCATAAAACTTCTTTTGTAGAACATACTGATGTGAACCAGAAGATTGATAGTAAAAATAGAACGCACCACGTTGGTGATTGATGCCAGATCCGCTGTACTCTTGATAAATCAAATCGTGAGGAGCACCCACGACCAATGCGTTTTCAGTAATAGCCACTGAATATCCATATGCACTTGCGGTTTGTGGAAATGATGCAGAAAATTGTACAAAACCATCAGCGGACGTATTTAGCCACACAGATGAAGTATTTTGCTCAAGTGTTTGAATACGAGTCCAAGAATTTTCATCTGATGAAAGTTCGTATACATACACTCGACTTTGAGTTGTGGACAATGTACCCACCGCAATTTTTTTCTGGGATATTTTGTCAACTGATACCGCCGAACCAAACAGTTTTTGTCCCTTGTCACCAACACCATTACCACATGTCAAAGTAGAATGATATGAATAACCACAACCTCCAGATTCGGTTTTTTCATAAACATATACACGGCCTTTGCCTGAAAGAGCGGTAGGAGCACCAATCAATAGAAACTTATTTGAAATTGCAACCGCTTTACCAAATTGTTCGTAAGCAGCCCCAGTTATGGTGCAGAATGGGATTGATGGTAATGTAAACGTTGCTGGATCAGAATTGTCACATCCAGACGAAGTGCTGGTATCGGTTATTTGATATACATCGACAGATGCGAATGATTGTGTAACATTGGCAATACTTTCACTAAACGCCATATCACCTATTGCCATGTATTTTTCACACAACGCAACTGATCTTCCATAACCATTTTGCATAGTGATGGTGTTACCAGATTCCAAGATATAGAAGCTGCAAGAGTTGAATGCACGGTCAGCAGACTCTCCATACACACTACCACTTTGTTCTGTTATAAGTGACGATGTGAATATCCCACTAGAGCTTTGTTCGGTATAGTACGTATTAAAAAATCCCACATCGGCTGTTGCCGTTTTGCGGTATTTTTTGGCCAATGAATAGTTTGTATTAAATTGATTTTTACGATACAACACCACCTCACCAAGTCTAGCATATCCTTCTTGGCAAGTATATGGCTTTGAATTTGGATTTCCCACAGCAACATAAGTTCCGTTTGTTGCAACTTGGTATCCAAAGTTCTCGTTATAGATGTTCAGCAGATTTGACATTTCCTATAAATATTGTTCAAAAGCAAATATTCTGCAAAAGAATTGTGCTAATCAACCAGCATTTTCTTTTCTTTCTTCTGGTTTATAATAAGCAATTCTGTTATGATGGATAGGACTTGCTAGTAGAACAGCCGGTTTCAAGTTACCTTTTTTTGTTTCTTGGAACATGTGACTCATCCAAGTTTGTTCATATGGATATGCCCATGTAGTATCCAAAAACATCTTTTTATTGCCACTTTTACCCACAATCATTGGCCAGTTTGCATAATATACATCGCCCTTTATATAACTTAATCCATCCACAACCTCTATTGTGTCAAACTTTGTTCTTGGGCAATTTGGGTCCAAACCAGACACAGGCAATTTAGTATAATGAGGCCAAACCTCCGCTCGCACCACCTTGGGTACGTTATACCAAGAAACTTGGATATTGTTGTCCATGTATACCTCGGTATAAGAAAATTTCAAAAAATCAACATCAACATCGCCGCCGATGATTTTTAATACTTTGTCATACAAGTTTGGAATATAGGTGCTAAATCCATTGCGACACACGTTTTTTTCGGGTGGGTGAATTCCCATATCATCTTCCAAAAACACATAATAGTCACTATCAGAGTTTTGAAAATGTTCTGCCACTTGAAACCTACCACCGTTGATACCCAAATTTTTGTTGTTGATGATATGTTCAAAATTGTATTTTTTGCACAATTCAGCATTGACCGTTCTTGCAGTTTCGTCAGTTGAGTTGTCAATCAAAATGTTGCGGGTATTTGTGATCCACTTTGGATGTTTTAGCCAAGTTTGTATAGTGTGTTCAACTTGTTGAGGAAAGTTGAACGTTAGCATATACAAAGACACCCTCAGCTTGTCTGGATCAACGTGCTTTCTTGGAGTGTATATATTGACATCTTGTGGGATTGGTTCAAGCGTCACTTTGTTGTCCAATAGTGCTTGTACAAACTTCACAATCAAACCATTTGAATCCAGAGAGTAGCGTCTATACTTCTCAGGTTCCAAATATGACATGATGGTAAACACACTTTCTTCTGTACCCATGTAGCCATCGTTGAGTGTTCTATCTAAAAGAGAATAATAGGTGGCATTGGCTTGATTGATAGACTCTTTAGTGCCCCCGAACAATCCGCCTCTACAAACGTAAGTTACCTTCTTACCACTGTATCTATTGATAGCATCAAAATCAAATCCGTGGATCTCCAAGTTGGCTTCATATGGATAGCTCAAGAACAAGAATTGTTCTAGATATGGTGCAATCTTATCCAGTACTCGGTTGTCTGTAAAGTATTTTTCGTATACAGTGTTGGTGATACCAGCATCCAACCACATAAAGTGTTTGGTATTGAAAGGATTCCAAATGGTAACGTCATTCAACAAAAACATCTTGGATTGCACAATTGGATTGTACCATTCTTGTGAAGCCTGAGGTGAAGCTGCAAGCCAACCTGCCTTATTTATCCATGCTGGATCGGTTCTCAATTTTTGAGTTTTGTCCCAGAATGGTTTGTACATGTTTTGAACATCACTTAATTCATAGATCTTGACAAACGTATTCTTTTTGGTTCGTTTTTTCCACACCAAAGGTTCCAATTCTTTTGGTAGATACAAAAACAAATTTGCATCAATATCTAGCAATTTGTTTAGATTTTCGATATAGTGATCGAATGGTCTACCAATTCTGTTGATATTCCACAAACCGGTAACTATTGTAAGATCGTTTGTCATTGTACTTTTTGTTTACAAACCCATACAGCTTTAACAAACTCATCGGCGTTATATGCCACCAATTTGTTTCGGTTCACGGATTCTTGAATATTGGAGTCTTGTATCTCGTGCCAGTTCCACAGTTTTTTGTATACTTCATCTGCAAAGAACTTTGAATCCGGTGCGTAATCGTGAGCCATGATGAGATCACCAACTTTGATGTGATCTGAAAGCAAGTTGAACTCTCCAATTTTGTATCCACCATCACACAACACCAAGGTTACACCATCACCTTGGATATAATCCAACACTTGTTTGTATACTTGTGTATAGCCAGCGTTAAAAATATTTTCGATACGTACATCAATTCCCACGTCCAAGAGTGTTTTGTATTCTTGTCTTGAATTAACGTCGTATGTAACGATTGTAGTATCTAATTGAAGCTCGTCACACACATGCTTCAAAAACATAGAAAACCCTCCTAATCCAGTCCCAATTTCAAGAATTCGTTTTGGTTTGACGTTTTGAATAAATTTGTAAAACGCCTCATACGCATTTGGATTTTGTTGTGCCGTATAACCCAAATAAGAAGACAGACTATCGTTATTTGCAAGATCTGAACGTCTTGTTATTTTTTCGTTTGTATACATAGTATTATATCAAAGTTTTGGCCATCGTCCTTGTGCTTTCAAAGCATCAATAATGTGTTTATTTTTTTCCATGAAATCATCAAGTGTAGAGCCAGGTTCAAATTTCATTCCATCTGGCAAGCCCCCTTCTCGGGGCATAAAATACCGATCCGTCCAATACAGATCGATTGTATAATACTTGGTGCTAAAATCCAACACCTTCATATTATAGTAAAGATTCACAGCACCAATTGGAATATAGTCACACAACATATATCCCCCACAAAAATTAGTTCTGCGAAGGTATGTGTCTGAAAGGCTCAGCTTTATAGTATCATTCCAAATGTTAAAATACTCTTTTAGCTCAGAAGTTGATGAAAAATTGTAGTATCTAAACGGACCTTCCGTAATTTCCAATCGTGGAACAATCGGATATCTATCGGTTTTATACTTTGTGTTTAACTTTTCTATCAATATTGACGCTGTTTGCAATGCCACCAGTGATTGATGTAGTCCAACTGCTCTTGCCCACTCAAACTTTTCAGAGCTAACTTGAATAGCTTCTTTGTAGCATCCCTTCATGGATCTAACAGGAGTATTGAATTGTTCCCAAAACTCTTCTTCTGTGATCTCGCCGCTTACGATTTTGTCGTATCGAATGTCGGCATCTGGGTCGTGCATTAAAAAATTGGTGTATCCAAGCTCTGCAATTTTAGGCAAAGAAAACCGATGTAGCGAATATGAAAACTGTTTATCTCGGCTCATATTTGCCCGATACTCATCACCGTAGGTTTCTTGTTTTTGTGGAATATGTTCTATGTCTTTTGACCACGCATACTCTTCACGTACTTCGTGAATATTGACTACATCGACAATTTTATTTGTTGTGATACGTAGTTCGTCAAAATCACTTGGCACGTCGGTGAGTATGACGTAATCCATGGTATTGTCATACCCACTTTTTAGACAAGTTTCGATGTTGCTTTTGATGCGTGATCGATAAGTGTCTCCAATACCCCACGTAGTAACTATAGGTTTTTTCATAATGATATTACTTCTTGATTCCGTAAAAATACAAGTCCCAGATATGAGGAATTTCTTGGAATTCGTATTCGCTAAACATGCTTGCGATGTCAAAATTCTCTTTGAACATCTTTTCGGTCAAGTTTCCATAGTAATTACCCAACTGAGCAACGCCAGGAGCATCCCACGGAGCACATCGTGCCGTACCATGCTCGTTTCTACCTTCGGATGCACATGTAAACATCAACAAACCTGCTGGCTTTAATAGGTTGTACATGTTTTGAAACGACTCTTTCCAAAACTCATCATGCTCAAAACACTCTGTGGATATCGCCACGTCAAATGGTTCTTCTCGGTGATATGTGTGTGATCTACCAATATAGTTTACGTTTCTGCCCTCAATAATATCAATACCAACATAATCATAATTCTCTTCAAATAGATAATGATTTGATCCATTTATATCCAAAGAACCAACATCCAAAACGGATGTATTCTTGAATAGAGTTGGGTGTCGATTTTTTACGCTGATACAATAGTCTCGTTGTTGTTGATGTGCCATAATAATATGTATGTTGTAAATTCAAGATAGTTTATCAAAGTCAATCAATTTTGTCAATAGTTTTATGGTAGATTACTGTCTTTATAGAAGTTGCTTATGACGCTTACTTTCACATTCTTCAGTGTGTTGTATTTGAAAAAGTTTTTGAGCGTCAATTCCATCAATGGAATATTGGTCTCATTTGTAAAGTAAACAAAACGTAAGTTGCTAATATCAAAAGTCATAGTTTTATTTCTACTCGTTCTGCCCAACCACGGCTTTGGCTCACTCCCCAATACACAACCCTAGCAGGCCATTTATCTGTAAGGAAGTATTCTTCATAGTGAATGTTTTCTTTACCTTGCAAAAATTTCTCCAAAGTTTTGCCAGTGATATGCTTTGCTGAAATTGCTTGACCTTGATCATCATCAAACGCAACCAAAATACTGCTATAGTCGTTGCCTGGTAATTGTTGTTTGGTAATGTTGACGAGATGATAAAATGACTTTTTAAGCGAAGCTTTCCACTGTTCTTCCGACATCTTTGGGTTTGGAGGAACTCCATTGTCCATAGTATATGGTTGCACAGACTTTTCTTTGAAGCATATACCGGCATACAACTCATAGTCATGCAATGAACGCTCAGTTCCCAAATCATAACCACTCAAATCATATCCGTTGTATTCGGTTTGCAGAAGTTGTCGAATTTTTGCTCGGGATTTGGATTGCAACTCATTCCAATTTTCTCCACGCTTTGCTTGGTCATCCCAAACCAAAATTCCATCTCGTTCTTTTCTTGCCATAGAATGCCAAATTACCACCTTGTTTGGATGATAAATGTCATATCCATGTGTAAATGAACGCACAGTCAGATTGATTTCTTCACCGCTGAAAAAGATATCTGAGTCATGTTTGATAGTTTTTCCCCAATGATTATCACCAAAGCAAAAATGTCCAGACAAAAATCTTCCTGGTACTGGCTTTGTCAAATCCACAGAACTGTTAAACGAGCTTGGTCGAATAAAGATAGTTCCATGTGGATAAAAACATGACATGACTGACTGCCATGGCTGTTTGGTTCTAGAGTTTGGATCGTCAGATGGATCATAGAACGGCAAATATCCAGCCACCAACGGCTTTTTGACACCATCTGCTTTTAATGAATCGTGCATCTCAATCAACGTAGAATCCCAATTTTTGGCAAATCTATGATGGCTGTCCAATTGCAAAATATACTCCTCATTCAGCAACATAGTGTTGATTTGGTATCGTGCAAAAGGAAGCCCTTTTGCTGCGGTGTAATCCATATCAATGATTCTGAATCTAGGATCGGTTCTGAACTTATCCAAATCCTTTGAAAATTTGTCAGCTTTGTTGACTTGGTGACAAACACCAAACACCAATCGGTCAGAGTATGCAGCGTTTTTCAATGCGCTTTCAATGGTTGGTAACAACTCTGGATCTCGGTAAGCAGGAATGTGAACAAAGATTTTTCTCTTGTTTGGGTCAGAATTGAAAGCAACCTTTTCGTTTCTTTGCTTTTGATTCTTTTTGCTATGCTTCCACAAACTCTCTGGATCTGGTGAGCGAGGAATAGGTTTTACTGGTGATGGTATATACCGCTCAATCTTTTCCATCCATCCCTTGGATTTACTATGTGGCCAAAATACATAAGTCTTTGGCACTTCTTTTGTGTGAAATGCTCGCCAAATTCTATGCCACCGATCCGCAGCCAAAGAATTTTTGTAAGAAGCTACCTCAGCTTCTCCAGCGTCAACTCGCACAATTTCAACTCCATCGGCATTTTTGAACGCAATGATCCAAGCATCATAATCTTTTTCTGGAACACTGTCATCATGCATATCAATACAGAACTTAAAGATGTGCAGCAAAGATTTTTCGTATTCTTCTGGATCACTGATTACTGGATTAGGAGCAATTTTTTGATCCAATGTGTATTGTTGGACTGAACGATCTTTGAATCGCACACCCGCAAATTTTTCATAGTCTTGAAGTGTTCTTACTTTACCAAAATCATATACGCCAAAATCTATATTTTTGGTTTCTCCGTCCATACCAAACAATTTTCTTGTACGCAAGTGTGATGCTGCATTTCGGTCTGCCCAAATCTTGTCATCATCCCATTGCTTTATAGATCCAGATCGATGGTAATAATGCCATGCTATAACTTTGTGAGGGTGAAACAAATCATATCCGTGCGTATATGCACGAACTGCCATGTTGATTTCTTCGCCATGGAAATACAAATTTGGATCATACACCACTTCTTTTACAAACGATCCATGTGCAAAAGCAAAATGTCCGCTAAAAAATCGTGCTGGAATTGGCAACTCTAACGTATTGTGATCTGGTATAACACTTGGAGTTGGAAAGATTGGCCCCTCAGGCAAATACCTATCAAAACAGATCATCCAAGGCTCTGTGACCCTACCTTTTGGATCATTCTCTGGTTCGTAAGAAGACAAATACGCCGTCAATACTGGCTTTTTGTATCCAACCGCACACAAATCTTGCAACATTCCAATAGCTTGTGTATCCCAGTCTTGAGCAAATCTATGATGACTATCCAATTGCAAACAATAATCTTCACCAGAATACAACAAATTTAATTGGTGTCGAATCCAACAAACTCCCTTACTTTGCTTGTATGGAATGTCTATGATTTTGAATCGTGGATCTTTGTCGTAACCATCCAATGTCTCAGTTTCATCATGTTGCCATGCAACTGCAAACACTAAATTTTCTGGGTATTTTGCTTTTGCTATACAATCTCGTATAGTTGGCAGCAACTCTTTATCTCTGTAACTTGCAATTTGTATAAATATTTTTGACATAGACATAACAACTTAAATGAAACACAGTTATACATATCTGTGATTCATTCAAGCTTTACAACAAATTCTAGCACCAAAATGTAGAATTGCAAATTATATTTTAACAATTATCGTGCTCATGCACAAGGACGAGATTCAACTCCGCCAGGCATAAATATGCGGTAAGGATCACTTCCAGTACCAGATCCGCAAGCAGGGGCATCTATTTGACTCTGCAAATCTCCGAACGTCAAGGTGACATAACGGTTAGGAGTCACTTGAGTACAACAACCTGTATCTGGATCTGGACCGTAAGAAATCATTGTTGCAGCCATTGTAGTAGCACCAGTAGCGTCAGCCACAAAACCTGCGGTGAACCAACCTCTTGCCAAAATATAAGGTGCTGCCACATATGAATCGGCGGCATGTGGTGGAAACACTTCCAAGTTTGCGTTTACATTGGTATATACAAGTTTTCCGTTTCCACTGTCCTGACCTGTTCCAGAACCTTGGCTTATAATTTTGCCACTATTGCAATATTCGCCTGCATGTCCACACACACATTCAGGTGGAACTGGATCTGGACATGTTGAATTTTGTGTTGGTGCTGCCGAAGGTTGTGGATATATTACAAAGAATACAGCACCAGCAGGCGCAGGACTATTACTTGGACTCACGCTAGGTGTTGGTTGTGGTGTTGGACTTACTGCCAAACTAGGACTTGGTGTTACACTAGGCGTTGTTGTCACACTAGGTGTCACGCTAGGTGTGGCTGTGATGCTTGGTGTAGCTGTGATGCTAGGTGTAGCTGTAATACTTGGAGTAGTTGTAATGCTTGGTGTCACGCTAGGTGTAGCACTTACACTTATGCTTGGAGTCACACTAGGTGTTACACTAGGAGTTGCACTCAAGCTAATACTTGGAGTAACACTAGGAGTTGCGCTCAAGCTGATGCTTGGCGTGACGCTTGACGTAGCTGTAATGCTTGGAGTTACACTAGGAGTTACACTTGAAGATGCTTCTGGTGTTACGCTAGGAGTTACACTCACACTAATACTTGGTGTTACACTAGATGTAGCTGTAATGCTTGGAGTTATACTAGGCGTTACGCTTGAAGATGTAGCGGGTGTGGAGCTAGGAGTTGCGCTTACACTGATGCTTGG